CAGCTCCAACTTGAAGTGCGGGGAAGTCTGTAACTTCGTCCCAGAACCTCAGTCTTGGCTCGACACTTTGAACGGAACTCCTATAAGGATATGACCCATTCAAACTTTCATACAACTTGTCTGCGATTGCTCCTACTATGGATCGTCTACGCGTTGAGTGTGCTCTAGCTGTAGTTGAGTCCATTAGTTTCTCCTAATCGAGGAAAGTTGTCTTCCTAGTATTCCTTGTGCAAGTTCTCGTAAACTTGCTCCTATTATTTTTCGAGGGTCTCTTTGAGTACTCCCCTGTTTGTTTCCTGGCTCAAAAGTTTCATAAGGCTCTCTTTGATAAGTGTAGTCTACATGCGTTCCGCCTCTTGGTCCAAGATTCACATTCTCAACTCTAGCTGAGTTTGCAAATCTACCCGTCCTAAATTGTAGTGCTGGTGCGGTCATTTTACTCGCTACCATTGCAGGTAGTAATTGATTTAGCAGATTCCTTAAAGCTATTGGACTTTCCGAAGTTTTAGCCCCTGCTTGCCCTCTTTTCTTTTTACTCTTTTTAGGTAACGCTGAGGCCATTAACATTTTAGTCATGTTCTTTGACTTCTTACCTTTAACTTTTTTATTCCTAACTTCGTTAGAGGACATCTTGCCTCTAGCTGCTAAAGCGTGTAATTTCTTATTAACTTTAAATCTCATATCGGCTTTTGTCTTATGAGGAAATAAATTATCAATAACTATCTTAGGTAAGTTACGTTGTACATGCTCTTCTATACTAGCAGACCCTCTTAACTTTATTAGCTCGGGAGCAAACTTGGTGGAGGCTCTTATAATATCCCTTATTAAATCTGCCTGTATCCTATCTAAAATTTTAGTAAGATTATTGGCAAGTCCACCGCCTGTACCTGCGTCCCATTCTTTTAAAGCTTTTGTATACTGGCTACCTATCTTACCAGGGCCATAACCTGTACCTAGTGCAAATTTAATATGGATAATATTGTCTACTTCTATTACCCCTGCCTTAGACCTGCTCTTATCCAACATTTGTATAGGAACTCTATCAAAACCTAGTATACATTGTATATGGTCAGAAAGTCTAGTAAGTACTAGATGGTATAATGAGTCGGAGCTAGATCGCTGATCTATGCCGTTCAATATATCTTCTAAACTACCAGCACTTGACATTCCTTTCGATTCTCTGTGGGCGGCGGTGTCTTTCTCAACTTTTAACAAACCCCCTGTAGTTATAGGGTCGTTTGCTCTAGGAGTAGCTACGTCTGAGTGATGCCCGTGCATTGTTGACTGTAACTTCTCTCTTTGGTCCTTAGTTAAGGAACTAGCTACTATGGCTACCGCATCTCTCTTAGCTGCTCTTATAGCCTTATCAGCTGAAGAACCTGCTTTTTGAAAACTTGCAGACTGCTTATTAAGCTGAGTTACAACAAATGCGTTATTTTCCATCGCAAAATGTATTCCTTGTCCGCTATTATCTTTTTTAAACTCGTTTTTTAAAGTTTTAAACATTGCAGCTGTCATACGCCTGCCTTTCCCAGTAACTGTGATTCCGCCAAGAGTACTTACTTCGCCTTGAATCCAACTACACCATTCTAATACTAAATTTTTATCAAATATGTATTGTTCAACTCCAACTGCTGATAGTCTTGCTTTTGCATCTCTATCAATCTTTTGTCCAAATTGCCTTGAAGCAATAAATGTATTTATTGCATTTATTGCCATTACACAACTACTCTGTACAGGTCTAGTACTCTTTTGATATGATCAGGAAAGTCAGTACTCATTCTCATTCCAGAAGTGCCTTGGTTTTGTAACGTTGCACCTCCAAGAGACTGTCTTACCTTGTGTTCATCTTTCAAATAGTAAGTAACTAAATCGAATACAGCTAGTTTTAAATCTTTAGGAGTCTCAGTGTACCCCGCATTATACGTAATTTTTACTGATCCAACTCCTTGTGCCCAAGGTCTTGTATTACCTTGTTCATTTGTTCTTATAATTGCGTCAGACTCATAGTCTACGTAATATTCATAGTTCCCTGTCGTTAAAGTGGCATAAGCACCACTATAAGCAGTTCGTTCTTGTACAATATCTACTGCGGTTAACGGACACTCGCTGACAATAATCGTTGAGGTGTAGTTATCACTAATAGAAAATGTTTCCACTTTGTTTGTACTAATATAATCGACAAATGAAGTTCCACAATACTTTTTTACAAGATCGGATATCTGAGGTACTAGAACGTTTAGACGATCGTCGTCTTTCTCGCCCCTGATTCCTTCAGCGTCTTTGTATTCATGCGTATGTATTAAATCTGCCATAATATTACCAAAAATAATTGCAGTGGGGGCGAACCCCCACCACAAATATAGATAAGCTATTAACTAGCTTTGAACTTATATGCCCACTTAGAAGTAGCGCCTTCAATGAGTTCAGCGAAGCCGATTCTCTGTGAAGCAACTAGTACTCTTCTTTGGTTTGCAACTTCGTAATCGGACTCAATGGTAATTCCTCTGAGTCTTGGCATTACGTAGTTTCTCGCATATACTGCGATTGCTCCAAATCCATTGGCTGCTTGAGCAGGGAATTCGTCACAAAGGAGAACCTTTGAACCAAATACCTGACCAATCTCACCAGTGAGTTTAGTAGCCATATCACCAACTAGATTAGCATCTTGGAATTCTGCGTCTTCTAGTAACTGGAAGTATGCACTTTGTGAAACAATATATGTTACATCTGCAGGATTAACCCCGTATTTGCCCATATTCTTTCTCATGTTTAACAACTCAGCTGCAGTTACAGTATCAGTTGCAACAGCTGTTGCTGATTGCGTGAAGTCACTGTCGTCTGCTGCCATCTTGACAAGACCATCAAAAGTTCCTGATGTATAAACACCAGTAGAATTGTTACCTAATAGTAACGCATTCTCAATACCTTTTGCGTGTGATCTTACAATTGATTCCCTAATTAAAGGAAGGATTGGTAAAATTGCATCTTCTTCAGTTTCATTACCTAAGTATGATTGTGAAATAAGTTTATGAGTTGATAGAACTTTTTCAGTTAAATCTACTCCGCCGTACGGTGCACCCTGGCTGTCTCCAGTCTGGGATAAGTTACCGTGTGGAGATGATCCACTGGCTGTTTGGGCTGTCGCGAATTCAGCATATCCACTATCTGGTAGAATTGGGATAATCATATTAGCGGAATTCATTTGAATTTCTCTAAATAGCGGCGCTAATACTAGCGAGCTTTGAATATCTCTTTCTACGTTAGTTGATACGATTTGTTCGAAGTCCGCACTAGAAACGCCAACACCTGAGTGTGCGTTAACTTTTTCCATTACGCTTTTAGCGAATGGTGTGTCGAATCCTCTACCGGTTGAAAGACCTAAGATCTTTGCATCTACGATATCTTTTTCAAACGCTTCTTTCCAATTTTTGTTACCACGATCTTGGAAAATTCTTTTTGATTCGCGCATAGCTTGAATCTCTTCTGATCTTTCCATTAGATCTTTTTGTAGTTCTTTAACAACTGACTCTAGGTCGCCTTGTCTCTCTTCTACTTTTTTAGCAACATCATTTATTAGTGCTTCTGCACCACTGATTCCTGCTTTCACAACAATCTTTTGTTTTTCCTGCTCTGCTTCCACATTAGCTTTCTCAGCAACGTCTGCATCAGCTTGCGCTTTTGTTTCTGCTTGCTCAGCGGCTTTTTGTTCAGCTTGCTTCATTGCGATGCTAGTAGCAGTTTGATCTGCAACTTGCTTAGCGAATGCTTCAAGGTCGAACTCAGGGCTCACAGGAGTTTTCTTTTCTTCTGACATAATAGTCTCCGTTTTGTCGGCTTGCGCCTTGCTTGACTGCTCTATCTCTGCGTTTGCATCGATTGAGTTAGTCTTAATAAAGTCTTTTTTGAACGAGTTGTACTCTTCCATGTTATCGAAGGATTTCGCTAACGAGAAGACCGCGTTTTGGTTACAAGGAACCGAAACAACAGACACTTCAAACAGTTCTGCGTCCTTTATTCTATATCCGTCGGTTTCAGTTAAGTATTCAGCGTCCTTGACTTTGAAACCAACAGAAAAAGCTCCAAGTACGCCGTCTTTAATAAGATCTTTGATATCGCCTGCAGATTTTGAAATTCGAGCAGTTAGCTCTAATCCATTCTCTGAGACTCCAATTTCCTTCGCCCGACCAATTGGTCGATCGTAGTTATGGTTAAATAGGATTACTGGATTATTTTTAAAATTATCCAATCCACCCTTTAACCAAGCATCACATTCAATAGTGTCACCAGCTCTGTCGATATGGTTCGTACTAGCTGATCCTTTGATATCTAGTCCGCCATCTTCGTCTTCTGATAACATCTTGAATGAGTTTGTCCAGTGAAAAATTTTCTCAGACATAGTTAGTCCTCCTTCTTAGCTTTAGCCTTCTTAGGGGCGGGAGCTACAACCGGTGCTTCTACAACTGGTGTCATTTCTACTGGAAACCTGTGTCTAGCTGCTGCTAGAACTCTATTCCATGATCCAAATTTCCTTCTTAAGAGAAAGTCTCTTACAGGAGCTTTCGGATCCGCTTTATATTCTGGTAGGCTAA